CGGCCAGGAATCGGTGCAGGGTGTCGACCACGATGATGGCCGGGTTCTCCGGCAGGCCTCGAACCTGCTCGACCACCTGCAGGTAGCCGGCCGGGGTGTTGAGGTCGCAGCCGTCCTTGGACAACCACATGGCCAAATGACCGGCCTGGTGGTAGTGTTTCCAGGCTGCAACGCGCCCACGCAGGCCGTGGTGGCCTTCTCCTGCCAAATAGACCACATTGCCTGGCCGAACCTTCTGGCCTGCCCATTCTTCGATTCCGCTGGCCATGCGCAGGCACCAGTCAAGAACGACAAATGTCTTGCCGCCGCCTGATGGGCCGTGAACCATGATGAGCGCCTGGGACTGCAGCCAGCGCTTGACAAGCCAAGAGATGGGTGCTGGCTGGGCTGAGAAGTCATCTGCTGGGATGAGCCAGTCGTCCTTTGGTGGGAGCAGCAGGCTGGCCAAATCGTGGCCTGCTTGGGCATAATCGTTTGCGTCTCCCTCGATTGGCGGCATGACCATCCTCGCTCCAAATTTGGCCGAGGCCTGTTCTGCATACCGCTGCCCAACTCCAGACTTGTCGTGATCTGCCACGATCACAATGTCCTGGGTTGCGCCGTACATCTCGCGCATGATGCCAGTGACCGGAACGAGGTTGCTGGCGCTGTATGCCACCACCACCGGCCTGTTGGTGGTCTCATGGATGGTGGCTGCCGTTGCGAAACCCTCGGCCACAAATAGTGCGCCAGGCTCATCCAGTGAGCCTACCATCCAGAACTTTCCTCCAGTTTGGCCGCCTGGGTGGTACAACTTGCCGCCATCGTGGTCAATATATTGCAGCGTGGCCAGCGTGCCGTCTTGGTCGTAGAGTGGAAGCACCAGCCTGCCGTCTCCTGTAATCCGTGCGCCATGCACGCCAATGCCTTTGCGCTGCAGGTATGGATGCTCTGGGCTGGCTCCTTGAGCACCTGTCCAGATTTTCTCGACTGTCTCGCTGGCCACTTGGTGCTTGCGCTCCAGCTCAGCGTCGCGCAGCGCCTTGGCCTCTGCCATGCGTCTGGCGTGGGCCATTTCCTCAGTCTGCGTGAGCTTGCGTCCTACATCAGCTCGCCAGGTCACCTCCATGCCAGAACGCCAGCAGCCAAAGCGCCCTGCTGGAATGCCATCACCGAAGACCAGATACCAGCCTGGCTTGTCGCCGTGGCCTGGTGCGCCTTTGGTGCCTGATCGGAACCTGTGAATCTTTCCATCCATCAGGATTTCGCTCGGTGGCTCAAGGCCTGCCGCACGCATTGCATCAATGAGCTGCACCTCTGGAGGAGCGACACGCTTTTCTGCTGGTGGCGACCAAGGACCGCCGAGGACGTTGGAAAGATCAGCCATTTTCAGTCTCCACAGAAGCACGCAATGGCTTCTTCATTTTTATCAAACATGTCTCGTTGTTCCTTGCTAAATTTCAGCATTGAAGAGTAGTTGGGTCGGTCTTTCCTGAAGTACCCCCCCCCCGTGATTCCAGGATTTGTAATTGATCCTTCTTGGCTCGCCCACCAAATTGCACGCTCTGGCTTCTCTGCGATCAATGACAAAATCTGCGACGCGCCTTTGAGAAAACACAGGTCACAGTTTCCGTGATAAGTCACGCCGCCAATGTTTGGGAGCCCAAGATCAAATGATTGTTTAGCCCAGAACTGTGCCACGTCCTGTCGTGTCACATTGGCATCAGCAAGTGGCATAAGTCGGTGAATACCCTTCATGCCGTCTGACGGGTTCGCTCTGATCTTAGCCACACGACGAGGCTCATCGGCTCGGATGCCGACCATGTTGTCCCAGTCATCCCACCCTATGTGGTGCCTGCAGTAGTTTGCAAATGGCTTGATCTTCAGATCGACTGTGCAAAACCTGGTTACTGGGTTCGGCAGGTAATTTTTTTTCCTGATCAAAGCCTCAAATGGCTCGCCATTTCTTGCCGCACTAGCAAAATCAACCACTCGTACACGGTCGCGTGGTTCTTCAGCGTCCTGCCACTCCAGCCATGTGATCGGCACGCCCCAATGCTCTCCACAGTCGCGCACGAATTTCAGAGTGGCTTCGTCCTCCTTGCCGGTGTTGGCAAACATCACAACGCAGTCATCTGGTAATCCACTGTTTGACTGTAGCACTCGCCATAGCATGTAAGCGCTGGTACGCCCACCGCTGAAGCTGATGCATGTCTGGCTGTCGATCTTGAATGGATCAGCCATTGATTGCTGCCTCCTGCCGTGTCAGGTAGTCAGACAGCGCTTTGACCGTTTCATACAGGGGCTTGGAATCCTCCTGCATGAACCTGTAGACCGTGGCTGGATGCACGCCAGCATTCTCGGCCACTCGCTTGAGGTTGGCGTCCTCAAGCCGTTTCTTGATCTGCTCAACAGTCATCATTTGTTGCACCTCTAAAAATATTTTTGCGGGGGTGCTTGCACTATACCCGATTTTCGGTTTATGATGCAACCACTGCGCGAACGGAATCACCCAAAGGCGCAGCAACCAAAAAGGAGTGCCAACATGGCGATCAACGTAAAGACCACCGGCAGCCTGTCTGCCAACGGTGTGAAAGTCCTGGTCTATGGCCAGGCAGGGGCTGGAAAGACCAGCCTCATCAAGACGCTGCCCAGCCCCATTGTGCTGTCGGCAGAGGGTGGCCTGCTGTCCATACAGGACGCCGACCTGCCGTTCATTGAGATTACCTCGATGACCGAGCTGCAGGAGGCCTACACCTGGCTGACCAGCAGCGACGAGGCCAAGGCCTACAAGTCGGTGGCACTGGACAGCATCAGCGAGATCGCTGAGGTTTGCCTGAACACCGAGAAGAAGGCCACCAAAGACCCGAGGCAAGCCTACGGTGCGATGCAGGAGCAGATGGCCGACATCATTCGGGCCTTCCGCGATCTGCCTGGCCGCCATGTGTACATGAGCGCCAAGCTGGAGAAGACGCAGGACGAGATGGGACGGGTTCTGTACTCGCCCTCGATGCCTGGCAACAAGACCGGCCAGGCGCTGCCCTACTTCTTCGACGAGGTGCTGGCACTGCGTGTCGAGAAGGATGGCGATGGCAATACCCAGCGTGCGCTGATGTGCGACAGCGATGGCCTCTGGCTGGCCAAGGATCGCAGCGGCAAACTGGATGCCTGGGAGGCACCTGACCTGAGCGCAGTCATTGCAAAGATCGGAGGCAAAGCATGATGCACGCTGACTTGAAAACACTCAGCGCAGACTGGTTGCGCTACAAGACCGAAGAGGGCAAGGCCACGGCTGAGCGCCGCAAGATCGAGGACAAGATCGTCAAGTTGCTGGCCTTGGCTGAGAACTTCGAGGGCACCGAGACTGCGGAGCCAGAAGGCTTTGTTGTCAAGATCGCTGGCCGCATTGACCGCAAGGTCGATAGCGACAAGCTGCAAGAGCTGGCCGCCGAGCATGGCTTGACTGAGCATCTGGCACGGCTGTTCCGCTGGACGCCAGAGATCAACATGGCGCTCTGGAAGGCCGCAGACGAGACCATCACTCGCCCACTGGCAGACGCAATCACGGCCAAGGCTGGCCGCCCATCTTTCAAAATCACCATCAAGGAGTAAATCATGGCTTTTCTTGGACAAACCTTTGACGCAAACGAACTGCCGCAAGGCAATGGTGGAAGCTATGCACCGCTGCCCGAGGGCAACTACAACGCCAACATTACGCAGGCCGAGCTGAAGGACACAAACGATGGCACCGGCCAATACATCAAGATTCGCCTGGACATCACAGGCCCAAGCCACCAGGGCCGAGTTGTGTTCTCGAACTTGAACATCAAGAACGCCAACGCGAAGGCCGAGGAGATTGGCCGCCAGCAACTGGGGGACATCATGCGAGCGATTGGCTTGTCGAAGGTGACTGATACCGACCAGTTGATCGGCAGCAGCGTCAACATCAAGCTGGCAATTCGTGCTGCACGCACGGATGAGAAGACTGGCAAGACCTACGAGGCCAGCAACGATGTCAAGGGTTATCGGGCAATCAATGGTGGAACAGCGCCAGCATTCAAGCCAGCCGCACCTGCAGCAGCACCTGCCGCCCAGGCAGCACCGGCCAAGGCAGCACCGCCCTGGCTGAAGAAGTAAGCAAGAAAAAGCCCCAGGGACCGCGAGGCACCTGGGGCAATGTGGCAACTACAGGAAGGAGACGGGAACCATGAAGATACCCGAAGCAAATCATAGCATCCAGGGGCTGATTGACAAAGCACATGAGGCCAAGGCCGAGGTGCCCAGGCCGCACATGGGCTGCAGCCAGCTCGGCCATGTGTGTGACAGGTGGCTGTGGCTGAGTTTTCGCTGGGCTGTGCAGCCCAAGTTTCCTGGCCGAGTCCTGCGCCTGTTCCGCAGGGGCCAGATGGAAGAGGAAACCATCGTCAGTGACCTACGAGCCATCGGCATGGACGTGCGCAGCACAGGCAGCGCACAGAGCCGTGTTGACCTGGGTTGCCATGTGTCTGGCAGCCTAGACGCCATCATCGAGTCAGGAGTTCCTGAAGCGCCCAAGAAGCGCCATGTGGCCGAGTTCAAGACGCACAGCAAGAAATCATTTGATGACCTGATGAAAGAAGGCGTGGAGAAGTCCAAGCCCGAGCATTTTGTGCAGATGCAGCTCTATATGCACGGCACCAAGATCGACCGTGCCTTTTATCTGGCAGTCTGCAAGGACGATGATCGCATCCACACCGAGCGAGTGCGTTACGACAAGGAGGTGGCCGAGAAGTACATCCAGCGAGGCCACAGGCTGGCCACAGAGGATCGGATGCCGCCGCCCATCAGCACAGACCCGAGCTGGTATCAGTGCAAGTTCTGCGATGCGCACGAGTTCTGCCATAGCACCAAGACAACCAAGCATGTGAATTGCCGCACCTGTGCGCACAGCACGGCCACCAAGGCCAGCGAGTGGCACTGTGCCAAGTGGGATGCTGTGATCCCGGTGGATGCCCAGCGCACTGGATGTGAAGGACATGTCCTACATCCTGATTTGGTGGCCTGGCAGCGCAAAGATGGGCCAGATGAGTGGACGGCTGTTTATGAGATCAATGGCACGAATGTGGCCAATGGAGACCCTGAGAAAGAAGGCGTGTTTGGTTCTAAGGAGCTGCTTGCCAATGCTGCTGCCTGTGCGGATAAGGGCTGGACGCAATTGCATGACCTGCGCAAGCAGTTTGGTGGAAGGGTGGTGGGTTGATGCTTCGTGACTACCAACAGCGAACCATCGACCAGCTTTATGCCTGGTTCGAGGCAGGCCATGCAGGCAATCCCTGTCTGGTGCTGCCCACCGGATCAGGCAAGAGCCACATCGTGGCCGCGCTGTGCAAGGACGCGCTGCAGAACTGGCCAGAGACCGTGGTGCTGATGCTGACGCATGTCAAGGAGTTGATCGAACAGAATGCCGAGAAGATGCGCCAGCACTGGCCTGGCGCTCCGATGGGCATCTACAGCGCCAGCATCGGCAAGAAGCAGCTCGGAGAGCCGATCACCTTTGCAGGCATTCAGTCGGTGCGCAGCAAGGCCAAGGAACTGGGCCATATTGATCTGGTCATCATTGATGAGTGCCACCTGGTCAACCACAAAGACGAGGGTGGTTATCGCAAGCTGCTGGCCGAGTTGAAGGCAATCAACCCGAGCCTGCGGGTCATCGGTCTCACGGCCACACCCTACCGCCTGGGGCATGGCCTGATAACTGACAAGCCTGCCCTGTTCGATGCCCTGATCGAGCCTGTGAGCATCGAGGAGCTGGTGTTCAAGGGTTACCTGGCCACGCTGCGCAGCAAGGTCACCAGGGCCAAGCTGGATGTGACTGGCGTCCACAAGCGAGGGGGCGAGTTCATCGAGGCCGAGCTGCAGGCAGCCGTTGACACCGACGACAACAATCAGCGGGTAGTGCGCGAGGTCATTGAGCTGGCTGGAGATCGCAAGGCCTGGCTGGTGTTTTGCACAGGCGTCAAGCACGCACAGCATGTAGCCGAAGTCCTACGCCAGCGTGGCGTGACCGCTGAGTGTGTGACGGGTGAAACTCCGAAGAAGGAACGCGAGCGCCTGCTGGCCGAGTTCAAGGCTGGACGGCTGCGTGCCCTGACCAATGCCAACGTGCTGACCACTGGGTTCGACTATCCTGACATCGACCTGATTGCCATGCTGCGCCCAACCATGTCGGCCAGCCTGTACGTCCAGATGGCAGGCCGAGGCATGAGGGTGAAGTCGCACACCGATCATTGCCTGGTGCTGGACTTCGCAGGGGTGGTGGCCACGCACGGGCCGATCACGGCAGTGCAGCCGCCAAAGAAGGCAGGCGATGGCAATGGCGAGGCACCAGTTAAGGTCTGCGACAACTGCGGTGAGCTGTGTGCCATCTCGGTGGCCGTCTGCCCTGCCTGCCTGCATCCATTCCCTGAGCCTGAGCGCAAGAAGCTGGAGCTGCGCAACGACGACATCATGGGCTTGGAAGGCAAAGACCTTGAGGTGACGAGCTGGAACTGGCGCAGGCACATCAGCAAGGCCAGCGGCAAAGAGATGCTGTCCTGCACCTACTATGGCAGCCTGTCGGACAAGCCCATCACCGAGTACCTGCCGGTGCTGCACGATGGCTATGCTGGAGAGCGTGCGATGCAGCAGCTCTTCAAGATGGCCAACTCGTCAGGTGCACATCTGTCCGAGGCCGAGCGCATGGGCGATAGCGAAGGGCTGGAATACCTAGCAGTGCAGATGAGCAATAGCCAGCCGCCAAAGGCCATCGAGTACAAAATGGACGGGAAGTTTCACCGTGTTTTGAAGAGGAGTTGGACATGAAATACGCGATCAGCACAAGCTATGGCAACGAC